GAAAAAACCTGTTGAAGAAAAGAAAGTAGAACCTACTAAAGTTGAAATTAAAGAAGAACCTAAAAAGGTTGAAGTTAATTTAGTTAAGTCACAAGAGGTTAAAGCAGCTTCAAGTCTTTTAGAATATTTGATACCTAAAGAAGTAGAAGAATATGATGAAGGTATAATAGATAAAGTATCACAGCAAATTTCAGAAATGAAAGTTGCTAATGAATTAGAAAAAGATAAAATATCTAAACTTAAATCAATTGATACTTTAGAAAAACTTACAGAAGAATTTTTAAAATTTAAAAATATTACTTCTGTTCAACTATCTACTCTTGGTGGTGGTGGTTCTACAAGAATACTTGACAATGATGATGTTGATATTTCATCTATTGGTAATGGTAAAATATTAGAGTACAACTCAACAACTAAAAAAATGCAGTTTGTTGCAAGTGGTGGTTCTGTTACAAACCTAGAAGTTTTAGGAACAATAATATTTGAAGGTGCAACTGCTGATGATTACGAAACTACTCTTAATGTGGTTGACCCGACAGCAGATAGAACAATAACTTTACCCAATATTTCAGGTACTATACCTGTTTTTGCAGTTGTAAGTACAACGCAGATATCATCTACACCAGAAGAATTAAATATATTAGATGGTGTGTCATCTACTGCTGCTAAGTTAAATATATTAGACGGCGTATCATCTACTACTGCTGAGTTAAATCTTGTAGATGGTTCAAGTGCTGGAACAATTGTTAATAGTAAAGCTGTTGTTTACAGTTCAGCAGGTCAAGTTAATGCAACAACTCTTGCAATTGCTGGAACAGCACTTACAGCGTCAGCAACAGAATTAAATTATGTTGATGGTGTTACAGGTAATATACAGACCGCAATAGACGCTAAAGCAACAAAAGCATTTGCAATTGCACAAGCAGTCGCATTAGGATAAACTAAATAGTATTATAAGGAAGAATTATGGCAATACCAAATACAAGAGCAACATTAAAAGATTACTGTTTAAGAGCATTAGGTAAACCTGTAATTGATATAAATGTTGACGCAGACCAAATAGAAGATAGAATAGATGAGGCAGTGCAATATTTTGCTCAATATCATACAGATGGTGTTGAAAGAATGTATTTAAAATACAAAGTGACTGCTGCTGATAAAGTTAGATTAAGAAAAAATAAAGATTTTAATGTTATTGAAAAAGGCACATATGCTGATAACATAGAATTAGAAACTGGTACAAATACAGTATTAGAAGGTAAAGGTGATTTAATTAAAGAAGATGGCACACCTATACATACAGAAGATTCAACAATAGTGGAAACTGCTTATCAAGAAACACAAAATTATTTGGTAATACCAGACGCTGTTATAAGTGTAATAAATATATTTCCTTTATCTGACAGAGCAAACTTAAATATGTTTGATGTTAGATATCAATTAAGATTAAATGACTTGTATGATTTTTCATCTACTAGTATTGTTCATTATGAAATGACAATGAAACATTTGGATTTTCTTGACCATATATTGGTTGGAGAAGTCCCAATTAGATTTAATGCATTATCAAATAGATTATATATTGATATGGATTGGGGAACAGATATATCTGCTGATGAATATTTAATTATTGAATGTTATAGAAAATTAGATCCATCACAACATACAAATATGTTTGATGATATATACTTAAAAAGATATACTACAGCTTTAATCAAAAGACAATGGGGACAAAATCTTTCAAAATTTTCAGGTACTGCTATGTTAGGTGGAGTAACACTTAATGGTCCTGAATTATTTTCAACTGCATTAGCAGAAGTTCAAAAACTTGAAGAAGAAATAAGAACAAATTATGAAGAACCTGCTCATATGCAACAAGGATAAAAATTAAATGCCAACAAATGTTTATTTTGACACTGGCACAACTTCAGAACAAAGATTATACGAAGATTTAGTTATTGAACAACTGAAGATTTATGGCCAAGATGTTTATTATTTGCCGAGAAAATTGGCGAACAAGGATACAATCTTTGGAGAGGATCCTGCTTCGTCCTTTGATGACTCATATATTATAGAAATGTATGTTAATAATACTGATGGATTTATGGGTGAGCAAGAGATAATTAAAAAGTTTGGTTTAGAATTAAGAGATGATATTAAGTTTACTGTTTCTAAATTGAGATGGGAAACTTTAATATCTAACAATAGTGATTTACAGAATACAACTAGACCTAATGAAGGTGATCTAGTTTATTTCCCTACAACAAAAGCATTCTTTGAAATACAATTTGTTGAACACGAGCAACCGTTCTATCAACAAAGTGCTTTACCTGTTTATAACTTATCTTGTACTAAATGGGAATACGCTTCTGAAAGACTTGATACAGGCATTGCAACTATTGACGCTACAGAGGATGCTCTATCAACTGATACAATGAATTTCCAATTTACTTTAGAAAATGAAGTAGGATCATTTGTACTAGAAAGTGATATAGGTGAAACTAATTATGTTATTAATGAAAGCTTTACAATGGCAACACAACAACCTGTGGATCAAGGAAAAGCATTTGAAGAAAAAGCAGGAACAACAACATCATCTACGGCAGATGACATATTAGATTTTAGCGAAAGAAATCCTTTCGGAGAGGTTGATGATTATTAATGTTTGGACAACACTTTTACCATAAATCAATAAGAAATACTGTAATTGCTTTCGGTACGATATTTAATAATATTAATATCAGACGATTGGATTCTAGCGGAAATCCTTTACAAACAGTTAGAGTACCTTTATCATATGCACCTAAAGAAAAATTTATGGCAAGATTAGATCAGAATGCAAACTTAACTGGATCAGATTCAAGTGTGGCGATTACTCTACCTCGTATGTCCTTTGATGTCACTGGTTATGCTTATGATCCTTCTCGTAAATTAAATAAAAATCAAAGAGTTGGGGTTGCTAAAAATATAAGTGGTGATGAGAAAACTTTAAATACACAATATATGCCAGTACCTTATGATGTTAGTTTTGAATTAAATGTTTTTACTGCAACTTCGGATGATGGATTACAAATTGTTGAACAAATACTTCCATACTTCCAACCAGATTATACTGTAACTATGATAATTGATAAGACTTATATGGATACAAAAAGAGATATTCCTTTTATATTAGAAAGTGTTGATTATGAAGATAGTTATACTGGTTCATTAACAAGTTTAAGAAGAATTATTTACACATTAAAATTTACTGCAAAGATATATCTATATGGTCCAATTACTTCAAGTGCTATAATAAGAGAAGTATCAGCTGATAGTTATACTAATACATCTGACCAAAGTCCATCTCGTAAACAAAGAGTGACGATAACACCAAACCCGACATCTGCTGATAAAGATGATAGTTATACCTATACAACTACACTAGAATTTTTTAATGATGGTAAAAACTATGATGAAGAAACTGGTAGCGATACATAATTAAAAAGGTTTTAAAATGAGTAATATTGATGATAAATTAAATGAAGTATTAAACATAGCTGACAAAGTATTAGAAAAGAAACAAGAAAAGAATCCTTTAGAAGTTATAAATGATAAACCTGTTGCACCTGAAAATGCTGAAGTTGATACAGACTTTGACGCTGGTAGAAATGAGTTATACAAACTATTAGAAAAAGGTAGTACAGCAATAGATGGTATTTTAAATTTAGCAAAAGAAGGAGAACATCCTCGTGCATATGAAGTAGCTGGTCAATTAATTAAAACGCAAAGCGAAATAGCACAAAATCTATTAGACTTACAAGATAAACTTAAAAGATTAAAAGATTCAAAAGGTGAAATGCCTAAAAGTGTAACCAATGCCCTATTCGTAGGGTCAACAACGGAACTACAAAAACTTATAAAGAAAAATAAAGATAAAAAATGAAACAGTTTAAAAAGTATTTAATTGAAAATACTAGAGAAGAATATTATGAAGAACAACATAAGCGGTGGGTGGATACTCCATATCAAAAGTCACCTGTTGCAGTTGGATGGTTAGATGGTAAACAAAATCAAGCAAAAAGATTTGAAACTCTTTTAAATATCGGTGTTCAAGAAGGTGATAGTATTCTTGATTTAGGATGTGGTCTTGGACATATGGTTGAACATCTTGAAAAGATTGGTTTAAATGTTCG